TCACCAGTTAGCATATCGCCGTCGTTTGGCATTTTGCTTGGTTCAACATCCATCTGTCCGCCACACTCGTCGGCTTGTGTTTCGTCTAATTGTTTTATTTTTGTTAATAAGTCTTGAAAATTCATTATTTTACTCCAACAGTTTTAGCTGTTGGCTTTTTAGTCTTAACGCTGCCAACGGGGCTCTTTGAATTGATCTTTGCCGCATCTGAAGATTTACTTTCTTCCTTTGGCATGCTTTTTGCTAGGATAGCATCGTTGACACCTGTATATTGTTCAAGTGTCTTAGAATCTTTTGTTAATTGTTTTAGTAGACTCATCTTTTGTTTTTCGCCTACTAATTTTTGACCTTCTGAACTACTATCGTAATCTTTACCTAAAAGTGCTTCTCCGCTCTTTTCATCGTTAGCATGATTTAATGCAATCTCTGCTTCTTCCATTGGAGTACGAACTTTGACACTTTCTAATGTGCAACGGCATTTTTCTGCAATAGCTGCACGAACAGTTGCACTATTTGTTGGGTAAGCAGTACATACATCAAAAATAGTAACATTAGTGTTTTTGTGATTAGGAAAATCTGCGTGTGTTTCTGCAATAGGCAAACGCTTGCCTGCTGAACAACTCTCGACTTTGTAAGGTGCTAATGCTAGTTTAATAGCTTCTGCGGCATTTTTGTAATCGCCAGCAAGTTTAACTTTAAATTCGTAAACTTTCTTGCTTTCCATTAAGTATTCGGTAAATGATCTCATAGTTTTATCCTGATACATTATTTATTCATATTTTTAAGTTTTTCAATAAGGCTATTGCGATCTGTAATGATAACACCGTCGCCGTTGAGGTTTATTCCATGATCCTCACCGCCCGAAGCATCTTGATCTAGTTTTTGTTTCTTTAGCTGAAGCTCAATCATTTTGAGTTTTTTATCAACTTTAGCCGCTTTTGCGTCAATTGCATTCTTTAGCATGGTTCCAGCTACTTCAAAGATACGTGCTGAATATCGTGCTTCTACGTTCATACCCAAGTCAATTAAGTCATCGTAGGCATCTGTAGCACGTTGAGCTAGTGCATCAAATTCTGCGTCACTAACATCGCCTAGCCCTTTAACTTGAGGCAGGGCTGCGCTGATTTTGTCAAATTCAGACATGTCACGCAAGAACGGCTGTGCCTTGGCAATTTCTGCTTTGGCAGCTTTCTTTTCTTCGTCCTTTATGAGTTTTTTGCTCTCAGGAAGATTTAGTAGTTCTTCAAGTTTTTTAGTCATATTTTACTTATGCATTATGGAACATATCGTTTTCGTTAATGATGCGGAATTTTATACCCTGTTGTTTGCACCATATATTTGCCGCTGCCCACTTGGCTTGATTCTTTACATACTGAGCTTGATTGTACTTGTTTTTGCCCACACGCTCTAGTATTGTTTGACTTGCTGGTTTAATCTCAATTAGTTCTACGTGAGTCTTACTAAACTTATCAACATATTGAATAAAAAAGTCAGGTACATAAACTGTTTGCTTTCCAGTCAACGGATCTCTGTAGGGAATTTGAATTGCTTCGCTGGCCCACTTCTGCACACTTTCATTTGTATCGCAAAAGGTCATAAAACTATACTCCCAGCTGCTACGATATGTAGGACTCTTTGTTCCTACATACTTTCCTGGGTTTTTCATTGTAAACTTGCCTTTTGCAAACTTAGTAGCCATTACAATAAGATATTTCTACTTTCGTATTCGTCTTCAACTGATGCAATACGATAACCTAAAGCACTAATATTTTCTCTATAAGCATTTAACACTTGTGCTACAACTTGACTTAATTGTATATCAGTTAAAGTTTTTAATGTGTCAATTAATTGAAATACATTAACATTGTCTTCTTTTGCTTGATTCAACAGCACAATACTAGTACTTCGAGCACTTTCTTGATCAAAGCCGTGTTTTTCAAAAAAACTAACTACTGCATCAATTTGATTACTAGGGAATGTAATTTGATTAGTATAAAACTTATCAAAGAACTGTCTTACGTCAACTGTTGTTGAATTTTGAACTGGTAAATTTGTTGCCATATTAACTACCTACCTTTGTTTGTGTTGCAACTACTGATTGATTGTTGTTATTTGTTACTGTAGGAAAGTTAAATCCTGGAAGGCCGCCACTGTTAGTTGTTGGCTGGACAGCTACTATAGAACTTATATTTCCTGTGTTCTGATTTTCTTTTGTATTTTGATAAGTGTTAATTTGTTGAGATACTGTATTAAGCACTTGTAACCCGTCTAATGTTGGGCTTTGTGAAAGACTAGGAGAACTTTTAACAGAACCCTCTCCGCTTTGTAGTGAACTTGGTGTTTGGTCATACTGCTGGAATCCAAACCCTTCTGGATCCCCGGGAGTTACTTCTCCATACGCATAAGCTACCGATTCAAATGCAAGGCCCATAGTAAAGTCGTGTATTCCTGGTTGGCCTGAATCTAATTTATTATGGTTAAATGCTGTAATTAATGGATTGACTAGTGTGTAGCTAACGTACTCGTGTCTAGCCATTTGATAAATTGTGATGTAGTTAAAAAACGGATTTGTAGAACCGTTGTCTAGTCCGTAAGGAGTAGTTATAAAATTTGAATTACGTGTAGCATTTCTTCTGTATGCGCCTGGTGTTGATGCGCTATTGGTATCAGCATAATAGTAACTGTAATAATTCTGCCATAACTGATTAATGAGTCCCATGTTGTCATCATGGAAGGTAATACTAAGATTTTCGTATTTGTGTGTAGTTTGTATAACTTTTTTTCTGTTATACTGATTTAAAGTTTCTGCGCTAACTTTAAACTGAGGAAGATCAACAGCTTTAACTAACACATTTATTTCATTTCTATAACGTTCAACAAGGTCAATATTCTTTAGTGCAGCAGGATTAATACTGAATGCAACATGGAATAGGAATTTGTGTTTGGGAGCAAGTCTAAACTGATCGTCAGTAAAGATACGAGCAGCATGTTGCCAATCTTTCAAGGTAACATTGCTAGGTGAATATAGAAAACTATTAGGTGTAAAGGCCATAAAATTATTTATCCGGTATAATTAACTGAGTAGTTAATGATTAACCATAAAATAACCCACTTACGTGGGTTACTTTTTTTACCTTGCTCCAGCTGCTGTTGCCGCTGTTCCAGCACGTCTTGATGTTGGTGCTGATGCTCCGCCTGTTGTTTGAATACAGTTATCTGGTTGAATAGTTAAGTCAATAGTCAACATTTCTTGGTTACCATAACCAATTGTGTTGTAGTTTGCTTGACGTACATAGCAACCATAACATTCCCATGTTTCAAGAATGTTTGGAGTTTGTGCGCCGTTTCCACCGTCTAACATTTCAATACGCATTAGGAACTTATAGTCACCGCCCGATGCTGCAGAACTTTGTTCAAAGAAGTCAAACTGCTTTTGCATTTGCTCGCCAACTAATTTGCTTACTTGACCAGTTACATCGTCACGTAACTTAATAGTAAGTTCGTTCCATTTTGGACGTCCTGCATAGTTAATTGTTGAGTTGTAGACCTGGATCATTTGGTTATCAAACGTAACGTTTGGTCTTGCAGCATCTTGAACTTGCTTTGTTAGTTCTGTTGTTGGTGTTGATACTCCAAAGTTTTCAAACATCACTCTAAAGCGATATTTTAGCTTTGGCATCAACATACCTTGAGCAGTTGCTGATTGATCAGTTGCTAAAGGTACTGTAAATTTTGATAAACTTGCGATTGCCATTTTCTATGCTCCGTTGTTATTATGCTAGGCCCTTGATTTCGCCAGTGTTCTTCAAGCGTAGTGGAATGTAGATAAATTCAACTGCTTTAACTGGTTCAATCGCAACGTCTAGGTAAAGTTCATTACGATCAATTCTTGCTGGTGTATTATTGCTTGTATCGCAAACTACAATGTAGTCGTATAGAGCACGTTGTCCAACTAATTCTAATAGTAGACTTTCAACAGCACCTTTTAACTCGTCTCGTGTTACTTTATCGTTTGGTTCAAACACATATGGTTTAGCCAATAGTGAGAATTGACGACGTAGATAAACTACTAAACGTGCCACGTTAATACGATCCAATGCGCTGGCATTTCTAGCACGAGTATACTGTCCGTAGTTAACAAGACCTGTTCCTGTAATGAATGTTATTGGGTTAATCTTGCTTTCAGCAAGTGTATCACGCTGTCCAGTATTCAATGATACTGATTGGAATTCACCTTCGCTGGTAATATAACCAACTGCTGTTGCATTAGTAATTCCACCACGACGTGTACCTGCTGGTGCAAACCATGGATAGCTAACTTGATCGTTTAACGCAATAGTGCGTAAAATCATGTGGCTTGGCGGAACAACAATGTTGTTTCCAACGTTATCGCTTGTGTATCCCCATGGATAAAATACTCCAAGATATTCGTCACTGCTGACTAAACCTTGGTCGTTGTCTTCAACTGCACCTGCTACGTTCTTACCCCAATTGTTAAGAGTTGTAGCATCTGGTGTTAAGCGAGCTGGTGTGTCACCAACCACGAATGCAGTTAAACCTCTATCGTAGTTTAATGTTAACATTTCACCAATAAGCTCTGGATAACCTGGGCAAGCAATTAAGTTGAAAATACGTGATTCTTCGTCACGGATTTGTTGGTTACTATTAATCAATGCTTGTAGAGATTGTACAACAACTTTACGTTGTGCTTTGCGTCCAAATGTACCAGCACCGTTGTCTTGATTACCTGACTCAGTTACCCAGCGATTAGCATAGTAGCTGCTCATACTAGCATCGTCTTGTCTTGGGTTGTCAGCTGTTACATCAACGTAATTGTGAACAAACTTCTTAACATTGAACCCCGAA